AACCCAGGAGGAACCCATAACATGACTTCTGGTGAGTACAGATCAATTGAATACGACTCACCAAAGGTCTCTGAGGACTCTCTCAAGTCTACTATGACATCCAGAATCCGTCCAGACATACACCGAACAAGTTTACCTTGTGGTTTCTCTATCTGATAATGTAGTCCTCTGAGGACATTTACTGAAGAGTTAGAGTGATTGTCTTGAACAAACTCAACATCTAACCCAATCTCTTTGAATGATTTAGAGTTGTAAGACTCTAGAAAGAATCCTCTATTATCTTTATACTTATCTGCACGAATGACAAATGCATCCTTGAGGGGGGTATCAGTTCTGTTCATAATAATATTTGATAGTTTTTAAGAGACCTTCATTGATATCGACACTAGTAGTCCAAGGTGTTTCTGTTGTAATTTTATCATTGGATGTCGAATATCTTTGATCATGTCCTGGTCTATCTTTGATAAAATTAATAATCGGTTCTTTATTCATCAGTCCAGCAATACGATGAACAAGTTCAATGTTCTTTAGTTCACACTCACCACCAACATTATAACTTTGACCCACTCTACCCCTTTTAGAAACTTCTACAAGGGCCTTACAATGATCCTCAACATAGATCCAGTCACGAATTTGTAATCCACTACCATACACATCAACTGGACTATCACTCATAAGACTTAAGATAGTTTTGGGTACCATCTTCTCACGATGTTGTCGTGGACCATAGTTATTAGAACAGTTTGTAATAATAGTTGGTAAACCGTATGTGGTGTGGTATGCATTTACAAAATGGTCACTTGCTGCCTTAGATGCAGAGTATGGATTCCTTGGTCGGTATCTAGATATCTCATTGAAGGAGCCATATGCGATAGAACCAAACACCTCATCAGTAGAGATATGAATAAATTTACGTACTTCTTGTTCTAATGCACACTGAAGAAGATTGACAGTACCTGTAATATTAGAATTAATAAAGGGTTTACAATCTTTAATTGAATTATCTACATGACTCTCTGCTGCAAGATGAAAGACCTTTGTAATACTTTCATTTTTAAATACATGTCTTACTGATTCCTCATCAGCAATATCAGTTCGATAAAACTTTACATAATCTGGAAGGTTAGTTTCATCTGCGGCATACGAAAGTTTATCTACACATATAACTTCCTCACCAAACTGTTCAAGATAGTGGAGAAGATTACTTCCAATGAACCCTGCTCCACCTGTTACTAGAATACTCATGATTTTTCATACTTGTTAAGAATTTCTGGTGAGTATTGGTCAAATACTTCTCCCGGAACTAATTCTGTTCTTTTTGCATTCTCCATAGTATAAACTCTATTCCTGAGTTCAGTCGAAGAATACTTATGTCGTCTTAAATGATAATGCAATTCAATATTATTATCGATACAATATTGTTTTCCCGTGAAGTCTCTATCTTTATACTCTTCACTTAAGAATCTAATATCAAGTGTTTGAGTTTTGATAAGATTGATAAGATCATCCTCGGTTTCATACACCAAGATCTCATCAACATACTTACAACCTTGGAGTTGTACATACCTCTCGTACACACTCTGAGTAGGTTTGTTTTTGATACCAGGTCTATCAATAGTAGGATCAACTTGAAGAGCAACTACAAGATAATCACATAGTTCTTTTTCCATCTTCAACATTGTCACATGTCCTGCATGAAACAAGTCAAAGGAACTACAGTTAAAACCAATCTTCATACTAATAATTACAATATCCCTCTATGTATTGTATTAAAAAAGGAGGCCTTTGTCAAGACCTCCTAGTATAGGGTTCATGCCGCGCCACTTGCTCTTTAGAGAAGCAAGAAACTCATATCAGAGTTTACCTTTAGACAATTTTTCAATATTAAGACCGGGAGACATTTTTAGAATCCCAATCAACATGTCTAGTTTAGCTTCTACATCACCACTAACCTGTGCAGGAGCAGTTGGTGCAGGGGCAGAACTCTTTTTTTGAACTGCTTCCCCAACCTTTTTGACACCAGCCTCAAGAGCTTTAAGTCTGGTTTCAACTTCCTGATCATACTGAGACATATATGCTCCAGTATCTGATGTTTTTCTACTAGACATAATCGAAATACAAATCTGTTCTATTTATTATTATCTAGAAACTCTATCCCTTACATAACAAGGTACACCATCTGGATCTAACCATTTAGTATATTCAAAGTCTTCCATTGCGGTCAACATTTGCATTTGGTTATCACACAGATACATATCCCTGTAACGTTTACTCCAACTGTCTGCCTTTTGAATTCGATAGTCGGGCATACCATTGATTTCCAATGTACCACACTCAACGTATCGATAAGGAAAATGTTCTAGAAGAACTTTCATCAACCGACTTCCACACTTTCAAGATCTTCTGCAATACAATCGATGAGAATATCATAATCGTCTAGAGGATCACCAGAAAAAGTTACACCATCATTCTCATAAAATTTACGAACCTTCTTGTAAAGTTTTGGATTCTTTACATCAAGGAAGAATTCCCCGTTAGCTGCAGACCGAAGAGTTGTGATGTCTTTTTTGAACTTAGAAGTAATAGTCATTGTCTTGATTGTTGACCTTAGTATTATAAGGGTTTTGACTGTAAGAGTCAAGAGGACAGTCTGCGAACTGACCTCAATGCTTCTTGTGAGGATCGAACTCACCTTAGGCAAATTATGAGTTTGCTGCATTCACCAGATTGCTAAAGAAGCAAATAAGAGCCTAAGGGGCTTCGTTGTTATTCTCTGTGTATATTCGCATAGTCTCATCATCTGCAGGCATCATCACGGCAGCCTGTCCGTTCTCATTGACTATACCAAAAGTCTCCCCATTCTCCACTCTTTCCATCAACTCATCCCAACGATCTTGATACTCTTTTACAGTAAAGACTTCCATCATCACATTTGTAGTTGATTTATTTATTGTACTGTTACATGACTTCAAAGTCAAGTCTCTAGAAAAGTATATGCCAATGACAGTCTGGGTTGTGAAGTCAAGTTGTTAGGAGGATTACCTGTATGGTCATTCCTACAGTCAAATAAACAACCATTATTAGGAATGTATGGGACATAAACATAGTCGTCACCTATATTACAACAAAACTCTCCACCCCAGATTGTGTTCCAATTTGTTTGACAGAATATCACAAATGTCCACAGTGAGTCAGATGGATTATCTAACGGACCATCCTTATGAAAGGTAGAGTACATACCAGGATATTGAATGTTGGTATTTACTTTAATCAGTTTCAACTTTTGTCTTAGATGTTTCTCAACTTTAAGTTTTACATACATTCCTATGTCAATCAGAACAAGATTATCACCCATGAAACTAGAGCTCTTTACTAGTTTACCTCGAATAGAACTATTACCATCATCATATGAGGATTCTTTATCAAAGGTCCAGTGATTGTTGATAGGATTAAACTCATCTCTAACTCGTAAAAACATCTCAGTAGGAAAAACATTCTTCACATGAAAGACATTCTTATGTAATTCCTTAAATATCATCTCACTTCAAAGTCAATCCTCTTTACCTTACGTCTACGTCTTTGTTCTTGATACATCAAGTCTGCTGCGGTCAATACATCATGTCTCTCATCGAGTTTGTTATTCGATATGATCAGCACCTTAGACAAATCAACAGCAGAAATCTTATCATCAGTGAGTGTGGTGTTATTAGGACAACCACAGACCTGAGTCTTTGGAGAACTCGCAAGTTCTGTATTACAATTTTTGCATCTGATAACTAACATGATTCATTAGATTGATACGACATGCTCGAAGAGGGGATCGAACCCCCGACAATCTCCGTGTAAAGGAGGTGCTCTACCCCTGAGCTATTCGAGCTAACTGGCCCACTAGGACTCGAACCTAGGACAACAGAGTTAACAGCTCCGTGCTCTACCAACTGAGCTATAGGCCATTAATGTGGAGCCTCTGACAAGATTTGAACTTGCGACCTGAGCTTTACAAAAGCCCTGCTCTACCACTGAGCTACGGAGGCATACGGGTCAGGAGGGACTCGAACCCCCGACCAATTCATTAGAAGTGAATTGCTCTATCCATCTGAGCTACTGACCCGTGCGGTAGTTCCTATCGCCTCTAACCCTGAACTACCAAGGGGGTCACAGCAGTGGTCTCTCAACCACCTTTATAGTATAGGGTAAACCCTGACTGGTGTCAAGGGTCTTAGTACAATGGAACAAAAATGACTTGAGTGTGTCTCATTTCGTTCTTGAACTGATTTGTTGGTGTGTGTTGTCCGTGAGGAAACTGGGAATCAAAAAGAACTGCACGATTCTTTTTACCCTGTATACTATGTATCTGTTTAACTTCAGATTTTTTACAACGAATGTTTGTGGGCATATCCGGCGGAAGGTCATAGAAGTTCATTCCTTCACCTTCTTCATAATGTTCATTTAAGAAGACTACTAATGCGATCATACCAGTTGATTCAATACCATTTCGAGGCGCATTTGTATGTTCGTCTCGATGACATCCATACCAGTTGTCTTTAAAAAATGGTTCAAATTCTTCAGTAAATGAAAAACAATTTACAACAAATTCTTTACTGATATCCATTCTTTCTGGAGGAAAATCAATAATATTCGACAACAACTTATTCAGTGATCCATCAAATGCATATGGGAGTATTGTCCCACTCATATTTGATCTGTATACTTTTCTTGCGTCAATAAAAGTTTTATTATTATCTGGTTGTTTCCAGATTAAACTTATAGGCATTTTCGGAAGTTGTTCTATAACCCCATCAACATCCTTATAAAAGTTATCGATAGTTGTTATCTTAGCAACCTCTGTATCGATTGTATTAATTATTGGGTCTTCGTTTATTTCAAAAACCGTGTTGTCGAACACAATAGAATCATCTAAAAGCATAAATCAACCAAATACAAGTCTCTTACTATAATCATATGCATACTGTTGACGATATCCTTTGATACCCCAACCCAACCATCTATATGCGGGACGCATATATTGACTTACAGTTTGTCCTCCACCAGCAAAACTAGGAAGTGCTTTTTGGAACTGTGGTTCATTAACCATCCAACGAACCTGACAATCCAATTCACTGGGATTACAATCATACTTACGAGCAAAGTTTCCAAGTCCCCTATAACGACCAATAGAAGTCCATTGGATCAAACCATAACCTCCACTATAACATCGTTCATAAGGAACACGATCACCTCCTTCACAAATGTTTGAATGAAAGTTAGATTCTGATTTGATGTTACCCATGATTGTTGCCAGGGCATTACGATCATCAATCGGTGTATACTCTTGAAGTTTTGCAAGAACATACTGTTCATTGGGAGAACAATCAGGACAAGTCCATTCCTTATCAACCTCAACAATTTCTATGGGTTTCTGAACTGGTACTTCCTTTTCTACCACTACTGTTTCATCATTAACTTCTGCAAGATGTTGGTCAAGTGTTTTTGCTGCAACACATGCGCTACCAAGTAATGTCGCTGAAATAGTAATACCAGTAAGAAATTTTCTAGTCATTGAAATAATTGTAAAATTCAAGTAAAGTTTATTTATTGTAATAATCCTTTCGGTAGTACCGCCCAAGGATGTTGGAATTGTAGTACAGGGGTGTCTCATCTGTCAACCGCTGAGACAGAACCTCGTTCAGAAACAACTGACGGGTCTCCTCAAAGTTGGTCTGACCCTTAGTATCGTGTAAGGAAAGTATCTCTCTAGAGAATTTATTCTTACCAAAAAGGTTCACATCCTCTTTTAATTCAGGACATGAACCATAGTATTTTTTCCAATCGGATTCTTGTTTTACCTTACGCTTCTTTCCTTTAGGTGTTCTAAAAGACCAGAAATACTTTCTCCCAATGTATTGTCGTTTGTTTGACTTATTGGTAATGAGATAAACAAAGCCAAAGTTATCCCCAATAAGATCGCCGGTAAAAGGTTCACCTTTAAACAACCAGGGGTTCTCGTAGTCACACACTCACTTTTCTTCATAGTCCTGGAATATGTAGTCATCAAGTTTTTTGGCTTTTATTTTCTTATAGTATTTGATTAGTCTTTGAAGGTCATCAGAGTTTGAATCCTGAGAAGGTATCTTTTTTGACATCTTGTTTGATACCTCCAACTACATAGGACTCAACTTCTGTTTCTTGTGGAGCAACTTGGAGACCTTTAGAAGAAATCCAATGTTGTGTCCAAGGAAGAGGATTGTTCTTAGCAGCAACATCATAAACCGGTTTGAGACCAATGGCCTTCATCCTACGATTGGCAACCCACTCAACATACTTCTTGAGTAGAGCATCATTCAGACCAATCATACTACCATCTTTGAACAAATGGTCTGCCCATCTCTTCTCTTCGTTGACAGCCTTATCAAACATCGCGTACAACCACTCTTCTTCTTCCTTCATGATCTGTTTCATTTCAGGATCATCACCTGCAGCCCACTTGTTCAGAATGTTCTGAGTGATTGCAAGGTGTTGGTTCTCATCTCTGGCGATGAGGGAAATAATTTTTGCACTTCCCTCCATAAGTTTGAGTTCTCCAAATGCAAAACTGCAAGCAAAAGAAACATAAAAGCGGATACCCTCAAGAATGTTAACATTCGCAACTGCTCTATAGAGTTTACGCTTTACATTTTTGATACTATCTCTAGAGACATATGTGTCCCTAAAATCATTTGACCATAGTTCACCATTACCCCAAGATTGAGCACTGTTGATAAACTCATCATAAGATTCAGTTACACTCTTTGCTCTCTCCAAAATTCTAGGATCTGTAATAATATGATCAAAGATATCACTGGGGTCTGGATAGATATTCTTGATGATATATGTGTAAGAACGACTATGGATCATCTCCATAAATCCCCAGACTTCCATACATGCCTCTAGTTCAGGTAGAGAACAGTAAGGAATGAATGCCATACCAGGACCACGACCCTGAATAGAGTCCAACATAATCTGATACTTCAGGTTAGAAGTATAGATATGCTTCTGTTCTGGTCTCAATGTATGATAGTCTGCTCTATCCTTCTGTAGGGATACTTCTTCAGGTCTCCAGAAGTAACCCAACTGCTGTGTTGTAAGTTTATCAAAGACCGGATACTTATATGAATCATATCTTTGAACCCCTAAGGGTTTACCAAAAAACATTGGTTGTTTCTTGGCATCATGAACTTCAGTATTAAATACTGTCATTCCCTTCACTGCACTCATACTATTATTAGTACCCACTGGTGAAACTTTAAACTGCGCAGGATTCACACTCTCCCTCCTCTACTGATTCTAGTTCGGTTAATAGATTATTAAGTTCAGACTTCTCTTCAACCACCTCATCTGTTTTGATGTCGTAGGTGTTTTGATAGTAAGAAGTCTTCCATCCATACTTATATGTAGTCAGAAGGTCATTTGCCATCTGCGAAACAGGGACTTCATTGTCAGGATAGTTCTCTGGATTGTAACTCCAGTTACCAGAAATTGCTTGGTCAAAGAACTTCTGCATCACAGAGACAACATTGATGTATCCTGTATTATCTTTCATCTCCCACAGAAGTGTGTAGTTATTTTTCAATGTTTGGTAGGAGGGAACAATCTGCTTAAGAGGACCTTTCTTTGATTTTTTAATGGACAAGTAGTCTCTAGGTGGTTCAATTCCATTGGTTGCGTTTGACACAACGGAACTACTCTCCGATGGCATCTGTGCGGACAGTGTTGAGTGCCTGAGACCGAAAGTATTGATAGATGCCCGAAGACCCTCCCAATCATGATCTAACTCCTGAGATGAAATCTCGTCAACTTCTTTTTTATATGTATCAATTGGAAGAATACCATCGGCATACTTAGTCCTACCAAAGTATTCGCAGTGTCCTTTCTCTTGGGCAATCCGATTCGAAGATTTCAGTAGGTAATACTGGAAAGATTCTGACAATCCGTGGACTGCATCCCATGCCTCCTGTGAGTTGTAATCATACCCCAGTTTAGCCAGGTAATGGGCCAGACCGATAAATCCTACCCCCAGTGACCTACGGGCCTTTGTGGTTACTTCTGCGGCCCTTACAGGATAGTCCTGATAGTCGATCAGTTCCTCTAGACCACGGACAGAAAGATCGCAAAGATCTTCTAGTTCCTCATCAGATTTAATCTTACCTACATTGATTGCGGAAAGAATACACAATGCAATCTCACCAGGCATACTCTCATCAATGTGATTGATAGGATCTGTTGGGAGTGTAATCTCTTGACACAGGTTACTCATGTTAACCTTGTCTTTGAAGGAAGAGTGACTATTACAGTGGTCGATATTCATAATGTAGATACGACCAGTCTCTGCTCTCTCTTTCAGAAGATCTAGAAAGAGTTCTTGTGCTCCGATAGTCTTTCTTGGAATAGACTCATCTCGTTCAAACCCCACATATAAATCATCGAACCTGTCAGTACCAAAGGAATCATACAAGCCCGGTACGTCATTCGGTGAGAACAAGCTAATTTCTCCATCCGTAATGAAACGTTCGTAGAAAATCTTTGAAAGTTGGATTGAGTAGTCAAGTTTCCTCACTCGGTTGTCTTCTGTACCCTTGTTGTTCTTAAGAACTAGGATGTCTTCGATTTCGATGTGCCAGATAGGAAAGTGAACTGTAGCAGAACCACCTCTGATACCGTT